GTTCGGCTTAATAGGCATGTCGATGTCTAACCCCTTCAGTGCAAAGGGGTGTTTGATGCGGAATGGTAGCGTGCCACGCTCAATTTCGGTGGCAATAGCTGCGAGTGTCGTGATGTCAGTGCCATAAAGGCGTGCCACAAAATCGAGATCAACTTTGCCTTTGTAACCTGAAGCAATATGATTGAACATCTTCTTGGCTGGATCAACCAGCTGTTTGGTGCTCGTAATGGCTTTCTTATTAGCGTTGCTCAAAATGGGCAAATGATCAACAGCCCCTCGTAATGACAAAGCTATAGCTTTGACTAACAAGGATGGGTTGTTCTTGGCCTGGTCAGGCTGGGGCAAGTAAGTCTTCCAAAGAGTACGGAAGATTTTGAGACCCCACACCGTGGTGCCGTCAGAATTGTGGTAAAAGTATCCACTGCAGAAATCAGCCAAACATGGATTTTCAAAATCAGATATGGATGGGTCAGTGTAAGTGAACAGTAGACCATGTTTAACCATGTGTTCTTGCAAACCAGTCAGCGTGTTGTGCATGTATCCCCACAACGATCGGCTCAACATTATGTAAATATCATCACCACAAACCAGCAGGGCGAAACCTTTTGTTGTGGCTCCCTCGCTGCGCATCTGGTGGACGCAATTATCGAAGTATCTGTAGTGCGCGTCCCCATTAGTAATGGAATTTCCGACAAGGGTGTCATCGACACCGGAAGTGGTGGTGCCCTCTTTGATGACTTGAACCCCAGATCTGGACGTGGCCTTCCATTTATATTGTAAAGCATGCGCGGCCAGTGCGCGTTCGTCAGCACCATATTCTTTGTAAATGTGATGTCGGTAAGCAAGTGCGCCGACCGTGATGCTGGCTTCGTAGCTGTCACCATCACCGCCAGTGACTAAAGGCGGTCCCTCTGTTTCAAACAATAGCTCGGTGTTCCTCTCATGCCATTTACCCAACTCAAAAGCAGTCATACCAATGGATAAAGTGATGTTTTTCTTGGAGTGCCAGTCACCGGCCAAACGGTGCGTCATGGCACGAGACCAAGGTCCGAATTCCATATGATAACGTGGTGGATAATCGATGATGTTACGTGGCTTGAGTTTGGAACCTTTCTCAGTCTTAACGAAAATGCTACAATTGGCCGCTAACTCGTCAATTTGTGAACCGCCAACTTTCCAAGCGTTGTGGTCTTTAATTATGACTTCACGGCGGGCGGGCGGGAAAGTGACTAACCAGTTGGCATCAGGGTAACGTTTGACTGGTGGGTCGAAAGTATAAAGGACCGGCGGTATGGTATCGCGCGCCACTTCCCAGACCAGGTAAGCAGGATGGTCAGGGTCAGTGTCATCAGTGTCGCGCGCCAAAAGTCGTGCTACGGCGCCGTGGGCAACATTATTGCCACTCCGGCCGTCGAAAATGACCGGTTCGGGGTCGGGGAGTTCAATGGAACCTCCTATGGTTATGCCTTCATAATAAGCGATGACAGGCAATGGCGGCAAGTCTTTATCAACGTCTATGCGGATGATACCATTCTCTTTGGGGACCGACAAGGGCGCTGGAGTCTCGATAACGACTTTATTGAACCGCGGCCATTTCTTGTAGTCAATGGCTTCAATGATGTTTATGGCCTTGTTATACAAGGCGCGGGCTTCACTTGGCATGTAACGCATCCAACGTAGGCTGTGGAGTCGCCATGGATACAATAAAATGAACACCACAACCAATATAAAAAATGGCCAGAGGGCGTTCCATCCCGACCAATGTTCCTCGGCCAGGAGGACCCACCACCCAATGGACACGGACAACCACAAGAGAACCAGTATCAGTTTCAGGGGTATAATGGTGTATGGATATTTCATTTCGAGCATAGAATTGTATCTTTTGATGCTTTCAAGCCGTTTGCCAATGACCGCCAACATGGTGGTGGATGACCTTTCAAGGTTTAGCATCATCACTATTGGTGTGCCATAAAGAATGACATCATTCTTCTCACGTGCCGTGAGGTTAAGGCCGGCCGCGTTCCTGCGAAGCTGACTACTGACGTTATTGAACGTGTCGAGGGTGATCTTGGTGTAGGCTATATTGGTGGCCACGGTATAAATGAGACCAATGGGGAGGGCAACAGTGCGCGTCCCAGTCTCCAAATAAATACTGCCGGCCACATGAAAAAGCCTAGAAATCTGGAAATCCTCATTCAAGTGAGAATGGAAGTCCATAAGTTCACCAACTCTCTTATAACGTACGTCAAATTCGCAATTGTTTCCATCAATGGAGCTAAGTGCATCAGTGCTAAAAGGCATAGGCTTAGGTAATTGAAAAGACTTAGGTGCCATGGTGAAAACGGCAACGTAAGTGGAGCCAAAATGCGCTTTTTCGTGCCAAGTGAGAATGCCATGTTTAGTGACAGCATGTTCAAGCGACAACCACTCACAATCAGAATGGCGATAATCAGCCAACGTACCATGAACCTTCATGCTAACACAACCAGCCTCTTTGGTGTAGGCTGCTTCTCCATAAAGGAGTGAGCCATTACGACCAGGGAAGCGGTGGAAAGCAGCAACCAAAGGGGTGCCGGAGGGTGCAATGATGTCGGCTATTACGTCAGGAGTGAGGTAGTATATCGAGTGTATGCTGAGGTAACCCCTTATGTTATCTGGGGTATAACAGTGGCATTCCTGGCTCTTGTGATTGCAGTAGCTAGGATTAGATGGTGTGGGCGTGTTAAGGGCATTCGTGAATCCGAAGTAACCCCTACGGGCCTGCTCCCGCGTGATATCGGCGGGGCTAAGGAGAGGGCAATTAGAGAAAACACAACTACGCCCAGGATCATGTTTGCTGGCGGAGTCGTGTCGCATGGGATTGCCCCCTATATCTATGATTGCCATGCGAGCAATCTTATTTTCGGTAAATTGGCCAATTTTAGAGGCAGTCATTTCGCAAAGGGTCTCGTAACATTTAGTTTCGACGAGTTTGCGCTCTATGGCTGCGACCGGGTGCGAGTGTGGGCGTGTCCCGGAAGTGATTGGCCCAAAGATGCCCTCCAGATATTGTTTCTGGGCATCAGAAAGAAGCTCACCAACCGTGGTCATGGTAACGAATCCTAGAAACGTTCTGTGGCCAAATTGGTATCAGCAGTAAACTGCGCACTAAAGACGTTGAGCAATTGATTGAGCAAATTCAAAGCGAATCGTTTAGTGGATGACTAAGCAAAGCGTATACGAATACACACTTGTG